GACGAGCGGCAAAAGGCCCAAGTTCGAGCGCCGCGTCAAGGAAAAGACCACGAAGAGTAAGAAGGGCAAAGTCAAGACCACAGTACGCGAGCGCGACGAATACCAGATCTTCACTGTGCACGGCGTGACCGACCCGGCGGCACTCAAGCGCATCGCTGAGAATCGGTACCACCTGCTCGGCAAGAGCGAGCGCACCGTCATCGCGCGCACGCGCGACCTGCGCGACCTGCGCCACGTCGACATCCTCGGCGTCGCAGCCGGCGACGCGTTCACGATCGAGTGGGACGAATTTAACCGCGAGATGCTCGCGAACCCGGCGATCGCCGAGTCGGTCAAGATCCGGCATCTCGAGGCGCGCGGTTTCAACAGCGAGGTCGCGCAGGAGATCGCGAAGCGGTATGAGATCCTGCACGGGCTCGACCGGCCGCTGCGGTTCCGCGAGGGCACGATCGAATACGACGTCGACTCGGGCGTGAGCATCGAGATGGAGCTGCAGGATTTCATGGTGCTCGACGGCATCCGGCAGGGCTCGGGCGCGTCGCGCCCGCCGACGCTGCAGAGCAAGCGCAAGTCGCTCACCAAGCGCGACGGCAAGCCCGTCGGGTGGTCGGAGCGCTACCAGCAAGCGCAGCAACGGCGGTGGCAGAAATGAGGATCACGGCACCCAAGCGCGGGCGCCGCGGTGCGAAGCGGCTCGACCTCACCGACATGCGCGATCTGTTCCGCGACCACCGGATGTGGTTCGCGCTCGGCATCGTCGAGCGCCCCGACGACGGCGACGACACGGCGATCATCGGCGCGACGGACGTGCAGATCGAGGTCGTGCTGCAGCCGTCACTGCAGCCCGTCACGTGCCGGCTGCCCGCTGGCGTGTGGGACGTGCCCGACGAGGGCGACGAGGTCATGGTGGGGTTGCCCGAGGGCGCGATCGATTTCATGCCGGTGATCGTCGGCCGGCTGTCGAGCGGCCACGTAGCCGCCGTGCAGGGCCCCCAGGCGGGCCGCATCGTGCTCGAGCGCGACGAGGTGCTCGTGCACGACGGCAATGGCGGCGCCGTGTCGCTCGCGCTCAAGACGGACGTGATCAATGTCGACAACAAGTACGCGGGCCATCTGCACCTCGCGCCGAACGGGCCCACCGGCGGGCCGCTCGCGACGACGGTGCCGAACCCACCCAACCCCAACTTTCCCGTGCCCGACGCGGTCAATCCGTTCCTCACCGTGCCGGGCGGGATTCCGACGACGAACCCGGCGAGCCCCGGTGCGGGGCTCACGGCAGCCGTCATCACCGGCACGTCGTGCCTGAAAGCGAAGTGACATGGGAGCCCCCAGCAAGCAAAAGACGTGGAGCATCGCCAAGTGCGTGCGGATCCCGTTCGTGTCGCTCAACGGCACGATGGCCGCGTTCCTGTTCGGGATCAAGCAACACCTCAAGACCGTGGGGTACACGGTCAAGGGCAGCTGCGACGGCACGACCGGCGCGATGGATGCCGTCGATCGCTGGGCGACGGCAGCGAACGCGACGACGCGCGGCGCCGCGGCGGGCAACGCGCAGTCGTGGATCGTCCTCACCGACGGTCAGGGCGTGAACATCCTGTTCACGTACCAGGGCGCGAGCGACGACATCGCCAAGGTCTCGTTTTCGCCGACGGGCGTTTTCGTCGCCGCTGGCACGCCCGCGAATCAGCCCACCGCCACCGACGAGCAGGTTGTCACGTCGGCCGCGTCACTGATCGCCAACACCGCATCGGGCGATCGCCTGTACTCGGTGTGGGCGTCGAGCGACGCCAAGATGTTTCGCGCGGCCGTGGCGCGCGGCGGTGTGTGGGTCGGCAAGCCGATGTGGGTCGAGGAATTCACGCCAATCGTCGAGGCGCCCATGTCGCTCACGCCGCCCGTGTGGGGCGGCAGCAACGCGGCCGGCAACGGCGGCGTCGCGGGCGGCACGACGATCGGCGCGTGTCGGCCGATCGTATCAGGCTCGCCAGTCAACTCGATCATGCAGTGGGGGCTCGAGGTGTTCGGCAACAACAGCGGTCTGTGGGGCAACGCCAAGCCGCACGCACAGGGCGCGACGGGATACCCCACGTTCCCGCTGTCGATCGGCAGCAACACGGCGGGTGCGCTCGGCAAGTACGGCGATCTGATCGATTGCTGGCTCGGTCGCACGACGGGCGGCACGGCGGGCGATGACTACGCCTCGCTGCAGTTCATCGGGATGACGGGGTACGCGGGCGACATCGGCGGTGTGTGGCCGTGGGACGGGGCGACCACGATCGTGATGACGTGAGGTAGACCATGGCGAGCCACGACCTCGACGCATTCGCACCGCCCGGCACGATCTCGGATCTGTCGGTCGGGTACAGCATCGACGCGGTGCGCAGCATCGACTACCTGCTCGCGTACAACGAGGGCTATGCCGACGGGTTCGCCGACGGTGTTGCGAGCGTGCCGAGCTTCCCGCAGCCCGTGCTGACGAACATCGACCCCGACCCGAGCGAGCCGCCCGGCAGCCCGGGGGCTTTCTCGGTGGACTTCCGCACAGCGCGCCTGACGCCGATCGAATTCGACATCACGGGCGTCGGTGGCGAGGTGTCGATTTCCGTCTCGTTCGCCGACCGCAACGAGGTCTATGTGGCCCTCGATGTCGACGGCGAGTGGCGGTGGCCATTTGACGTACCGGCCGACAACGTCATCGGACCGTTGAGCCCCGAGCCGGTGCATGTCCGCATGCTGCCGCGCGGAGGGTGGCCACCGTGCGTGGTGCACTTCCAGGTCGCGAACACGAGGGCGAGCGCGTGAGCAGATCCCGGGTAAAGAACGGGGCTGTTGAGGCACGCTCGCCGTCGGTTAGGGTGAGGCGATGAGCGGGCCGAGCTGGTTTCTCCCTACGCCGAGCGGCGGCAGCTCGGGCGTGCCCGCGTCGGAGCAGGCGTCGCAAGACGCGCTGTTCTACGGCGAGGACATCTGGCACGACGTCGCCACGGCCGACGTGAACGGCGAGGCCGACTACGTCGTGACGTCGGCGGGCGACTGGGCGGTGGTCACCGGGCGCGAGGCGCTGCGACAGTCTCTCATGCGCCGCACGATCACGAACCCGGGCGAGTGGCCGACGCTGCCCGACTACGGCGTCGGCGCGCGGCAGTACGTCAAGGCGCGCAACACGGCGTCAGTCCGGGCCGAGCTGGAGTCGCGCATCCGGTCGCAGTACCTCCGCGATCCGCGCGTGCACAGCGTCGATCTCGTCACGGTCGCGCAGCTCGCCGACGGGTCGCCCGGGATCGTGATCTCGGTGCTGGTGACGCCGCGCGGGCGCCTCCGCACCGACAAGCCCATGCCCGTGCGACTGGAGATCCGCTAGCCATGCCCGTCGCTCCATCCTTCGACGATCTGCTCGCTCAATTCGAAGCGGAGGCGCTCGCCGTGCGCCCCACGCTGCAGTTTCTCGAGGGCGACATCACGGTCGCGCAGCAGCACGGCGCCGGCGCGATGGGCGACGCGTCGATCCGGCACACGGTGCAGTCGCTCAAGGAGACGTTCATCGACGGCGCCAAGGGCGACGCGCTGACCGCGCTCGTCGACGATCACCTCAACCTGCAGCGGTCGCCGGCGACGCCCGCGCAGTCGCCGGTCACGCTCGCGCGCACGAGCGGCGGCGCCGCGGTCTCGCTGCTCGCCGGGTTCGTCGTCGCGAGCGAGTTTGACAGCGCCGGCAACACGGTGCTGTACACGCTCGATGCTGACGTCAACTTCGCACTCGCCGACAACGGGCCGCACTCTGGCACGGTGACGGCGCAGGTCGCCGGCCGGAGCGGCAACGTCGGCGCCGGCAAGATCAACCGGTTCGTCGACAGCAAGCCCGACGCGACGCTCACGATCACGAACGCGGTCACGGCGGGCGGCGGCAACGACGAGGAATCCGACGACGAGCTGCGCGTGCGAGCGCGCAACTTTTGGCAGACGCTGCGGCGCGGCACGCTCGGCGCGCTCGAGTTTGGCGCGCTGCAGGTCGCCTCGGTGCGCATCGCGCGCGCCACCGAGGATGCGGGCGGCATCGTGACGCTCGTCGTCACCGACAGCGACGGCAACAGCACGGCGATGATGGTCGCCGACGTCGTGACCGAGATCGAAAACTGGCGCGCGGCCGGCTCGATCGTAAACGTGTTCGGCGGCACGGCGCTCATCGTGAACGTCACCGGCACGCTCGTCGTCAACCCTGGCGTCGACGCCACCGTGCTCGGCCCCATCGCGGCGCTCGCGATCGCGGGCCGCATCCGCAAGCAACGGCAGGGCGAGACCCTGCATCTCGACTCGATCAAGGCGGCCGGCATCTCGGTCGATCCCGACGCCATCGACGCGCTCACCCTCTCGACGCCGATCGCCGACGTCACCCCGCTCGCCGCGCAGGTCATCCGGCCCGGCGTCATCACGATCACCTAGCCATGGCCCTCACCGTCGAAGAACAGAAGTTGTACGATTTTGCCAAGGGGGCGCTGCCCTCGTGGGTGAAAGACGTCGACGAGTTTCTGCACGGCGCGGCCAAGCTGTTCGGCTCGGTGCGCGCGATGACGGATTACCTGTTCGGGCAAGCGCTCATCACAACAGCGACGGGGCCCGGCGCCGGCACGCCCGATTGGCTGAATCAGCACGCGCGCGACCGCGGCACCGCGCGGCAGGCGGGCGAGAGCGATCCGGCGCTGCAGCAACGCCTGCGCACGATCCCCGACGCGCTCACGCGCTCCGTCATCCTGGCTACCGCGAACGCGATCTTGGTGGCTGCGGGTGGCTCGGCGAACGCCGCCGTGATCGAGCTGCCGCGCGACGGCGCGCACTTCGGCGACTACACCGCGATGTCGGGCGTC